GATTCAGGCATCAAGATTATTTGTTAGAAAGCAATCTCCATTTGGTATTGCAGGATCTGTAGAACTAGGAACAGTTCGTTTGAACTCACGACTAGATCCAGATGTTGAGATGTTGTTAAAGACATATCGCAGAAACTTTGGTTTGGCATTCTAAAATGGCAATTACTAATATTAATGGCATAAGAGATGCCTTAAAGAATAACCTACAAACAATCACAAATTTAAGAGTTTATGATACTATACCAGATATAGTAACTCCTCCATGTGCTGTAGTAGGACAACTAGATTTCACATTTGATATTGACAACATGCGTGGTTTAGACCAAGCATCTGTTGATGTTTATGTGATTGTTCAAAGAATATCAGAAAGAACTGGACAAGACAAACTAGATAATTTTTTGGCTGGTAGTGGTAATGGATCAATCAAAACTGCTATAGAGTCAGACAGAACATTAGGTGGCCTTGTTGATACACTTAGAGTTATTAGTGCTGAAAGTGGTACTTATAATTCTGGAGATCAGTCTTTCTTATCATATCGCTACAACCTCACAATTTGGGGATAAGGAGAAAAACAATGGAATACATCGTTACCTCAGACTCTAAGGTCTGTGGCAAAACAAAAGGTGAGAAACTCACTGAAACTGATATACTTAGCAAAGGAAGTACTGTTAAGTTTCTTCTTGAAACTGGGCATATCACAGAATCAGCAAAAGCACCAAAAGCAGTAAAAGAAGAAGAAGTACAGCAGGTTGTGGAGACACTCCCTGTTTTTAATCTAGATAACGAACAAGGAGAAAACCAACCATGGCAAGAATAGTATTAACAAATGTTGAGGTTACAATTGGAGCAGTAGATCTTTCAAATCATATTGCGTCAGTAACACTTGGCAGCACATATGATGTAGTTGAGACCACTGCCTTCGCAGGCGGAAATGTTCCTGCTGCAGCAAAGACACGCCAAGCAGGACTTGTTGACAACTCAGTAACATTTGAGTTCCACCAGGACTTCGCAGCAGCATCAGTAGAAACAACAATCTATCCACTATTGGGTACAGTTGTTGCATGTACAGTAAAGCCAGTAGATGCTGCAATAGCAGCAGATAATCCAGAGTATCAATTTAATGCTTTGGTTTCAGAATGGACACCTCTAAATGGTGCTGTAGGCGAACTAGCCACTGCATCAGTTACATGGCCAATTACTGGAGCAATCGTTAAGGATGTAACTCCTTAATATGTCAAAAATAGTCTTAACAAATGCGAATATAACTTTTCAGGCACTTGACTTCTCAGTCACTCCTCCTGTTCCAGTTGGATCCATTTATGATTTCAGTGACCACATTTCAAGCATTGTGCTTGCAACTAATCACGATATTGTTGAGACTACAGAAGTAGGACAAACTTACAAGAGGGTAATTGCAGGTCTTGGTACTAACACAGTTAATTTTGAGTTTTACCAAGATTTTGCAATTGGCTCTGTAGAAGATATTATTTATGACTGGATAGCAGCAAGAGTGCTTTGTAAAATAAAGCCTATAAATGCTCCAGCATCTACAACAAATCCTGAATATGAATTTCAGGTCTTGATTACTGACTGGACTCCACTAAATGCTGGGGCTGGACAAATATCAACAATAAATGTTAATTGGCCAATTAATGGATCAATTACTAAAAACACAACACCTTAGAAAAGGGGCACAAAAATGGACGGACTAAGAATAAAGGTAAAAACATCAGATGGACAAGAAGGAACATACTCTCTTCGTCCTAAAACTCTGGTTGCTTTTGAAAACAAATACAACAAGGGTTTTGCTAAATTGCTTAGCGAAGATCAGAAGTTGGAACATATCTACTTCCTTGCGTGGGCAGCGATGAGAGATAGTGGAAAAGTTGTAAAGCCATTTGGTGATGGATTTTTAGACACACTTGAGAGTGTGGAACTAGACTCAGACCCAAATTCAGAATCCACAGAGACAGCCTAACCTATACGGTAGCAATGATCTCTGTGGAGACAGGACTTTCTCCAACAGACCTGCTTGATGCACCTGATGGTGTGCTTGAAGCAATAGTTATTTATCTTAAAGAACGATCAAAGGATGCGGGTAGGCAATGAGTGATAAGGCAATAGTGTTAACTGGTGTTAAAGAAACACAAAGAGCACTAGAGAAGTTTGACAAAGATGCAGTTAAAGCATTTAATAAACTAGTTAATTCAGAGTTAAATGGTGCTAAAAAAGAAGCATTAGGATTTGTCAAATCTGAACCTCCACTTAGTGGATGGAACACTCAGCCTGCCCGTAAGCCTCGTTCTCGTGGTGGTGCAGGATGGCCTGCATGGGACCAAAGTATAATTAAGGCTGGAATTTCTGTTAGCAAGGCTGAAAGAAAAGTTCGTAAAGACTATACTACATCTGCAGGAGCGTTAGTAAACCGTTCAGCAGCAGGTGTTATTTATGAATTGGCAGGAAGAAGTAATACAACTTCAGGCAAGAATGGATTTATTAGTAGTTTAGAAGGCGATTCAGGAAATGCATCTCGTGTAGTCTGGAAGTCTGTAGATAAAAATAGAGTGGCAATTGAAAGAAAAGTTTCAGCAGCACTAGATGATTTAAAATTAAGATTACAAAAGAATTTAGAAAAGGAGCGTGGCTAGTATGGCAACAGGTGCAGTATTAGCCAGAATCCTTACCCAATACTCAGACAAAGGATCTAAGGCTGCCGTAAAGGATATAGCCAGACTTACTAAAAAGTTTGATGACTTTGGTAAAAAAGCCAGAAAATCATTTGCCATTGCAATAACAGCAACTGCTGCACTATCAATTAAAATTGGTAAAGATGCAGTTGATGCAGCAATTGAAGATTCAAAGTCTCAAGCAATCCTTGCTCAGGCAATGATGAATACTAATGGTGCAACAAAAGAAGCAATTTTAGCAGCAGAAGATTACATAAAAACAACAATGTTCCGTGTAAATGTTGCAGATGATGAATTAAGAAAGAGTCTTGCAACACTTTATTATGCTACAGGAGATTTAACTCAAGCAGAAAGATTGCAAGGAATTGCACTTGATGTTGCAGCATCCCAAGGAAAAGATTTATCTACTGTAACTGTTGCAATGACCAAGGCACAGCAAGGAAATGTTGGAGTATTAAAAAAATTAACACCAGAACTATCTGCACTTATTGGCAAATCAACAACTGCTGAAGAAGCCTTTACTCTTCTTGGTGCTGCATATGGTGGAACAGCAGAACAACTTGCAAATCTTGATCCATTAACAAAATTAAAATTAGCCTACGGAGAAACTCTTGAAACTCTTGGAATGGAACTTTTGCCAGTTGTTAAAGAATTTGCTAACTATGTAGTAAATGATGTTATTCCAGCAGTTGATGAATGGGTAAAAGCAAATGGAGACGATCTAAGAAATGCTTTAGAGGGTGCACTTAAAATATTTGTAGGACTTATAGATATATTTGCTAAGTTAGCAGCATTTTACAACAAATTTGAATTTTTTATTAAACTTGCAGCAATGCTATTTTTTGTTGGAAGAGCAGTAAAGATTTTTGGCAGAGTTTTTGGTGGTTTAACTAGAGCCTTAACAGGTGTTAAAGCAAGCGTAAAAGGCTTTGGAGATAGACTTGGTAAATTACTTAAAGGCGATGAAGGAATCTATAAGGCTGCTCAGGCAATTGGTGGACTAATAGAAAAAATTGGTAAATTTATATTTGGATTATTAGGCTTTGGTGCTGCTTTTGTAACAGCAAAATCTGCTATAAAATCATTCCTTGGAATGAATGATAAAGCAGCAGAAAGCATTGCTAAAACCACTAAAAAAGTTTATGGTGGAGCAGCAGCAGAAAGATATAAGGCTGAAGTTACTGCAGCAGCAGCAAAACTAGTAGCAGATGCAAGAAAGAAAGCAGCAGCACAAGAGGCCAAAGATGCTGCAGAAGCAGCCAAACAAGCAAAATACGACGCTGCTGTAAATTCTAGAATATTATCAATTAGAAAACAATTAAACATTACTAAAGACAGTGCTATAGATAAAGAAACTGACCTTATTAATTTAACAGCAGCAGCAAACTTATTGGCAAAACAAGGCGTTATTGCTAAAGAAGAACTTGCTAAACTCAATAGATTAAAAGATGAGAATTTCTTATTAGAAGTAAGAGATACTTTGGCAAAAAGATATGCAGATATCCAAAAGGTTATTGCTGATCAAAAACTTGATACTAAAGAAATTGAAGAATTATCTAAAAAATGGGGAATCTCCAATGAGGCTGTAGAATCATATGTTCATCTCGTTCAATCTATTAATGATGGAACAATCTCTGCTGAGGAAGTTGATAAACTTGCAAGAATGTGGGGCAGTTCAAATGAACAGGCTAAAGCATTCCTTGAAACATATCTCAGAATTCATGATGGAATATTAACTGACTCAGAAGTATTTGATTTACTACAACAAGGATGGGCAAAGACTGAAGAAGAAGTAAGAATCTATGCAGATCTTGTTGCAATAGTCCATGATGGAATTGCTAAAGATGCAGACTTTGAAAGATTAGCAGGCAAATGGGAAAAGAGTAAAGAGCAAGTTAATGCCTATGTTGCTTCTATGGGAGCAAAGTTTGATTATCAAGGCGTATTCTTAGACCCAGTAGTTCAGTTGGCTATTAAATGGGACAACGCTACAAAAGCATTAGAAAGATACTTAGCAATGCTAGGTAAGGGATTCAAGTTTGGAGACACTACTGCCATTGTTGTACCTCCAGTAGTAACTACACCAAAGCCTGAAGATCCAGCAGTAACTCCAAAGGCTGGAGATCCAAACTATAGTGGTGATGATAGTATTGCAAGAAGAGCAGCAGCAAGTGCTGCAGCAGCAGCAGCATACGCTGCAGCCAAATCAAAGGGAGACATGGACGCTGCAGCAAAAGCAGCAGCAGGTGTTAATCCAAGTTATCTTGCATCACAAGAAAGTGGATCAATTGGAGCAGCATCTATTGCAGCCCAATTAAGAGCAGCAGAAACAGCACAAGCAATACAAGACAACATTACAAAAATGTCTAGATTTAGAGAAAAAGAAGCAGCAGATTTAGCAGCATCCCAAGCATTATCAGCACAACTAGATTATGATGAAAGATCTAAATTTAGATCAATGACTATGGCTAATGCATCAAGTATTTCTGGTGATGTTTCAGGAAATGCTAAATCTTTAAATGTTACTGTAAATGTTGCAGGAACAGTAACTGCTGAAAATGACTTAGTTCAAACAATTAGAACTGGACTGCTAACTGCTCAGCAAAATGGCCAGGGATTAACATTGCAGGCAGTGTAATATGTCCAAACCAAGACTAGGCGTATCAATCAACTTTCAGGATGGTCCAGCATTTGGTAATCCGTTTATCTTGAATGATATTTTAAGTCCTCTTGATGTTGGTATTCTTGCAGATGCTCCATCAGACATTGTTGATATTTCAGATATGGTGTACAGATGTTCTACTCGTAGAGGTCGTCTTCGTATTCTTTCAAACTTTGAGGTTGGAACGGCATCAGTAACACTATTTGACCCTCAGTCTTTGTTCAATCCTCAAAATACAGCATCACCATATTATGGTAAATTAGTTCCATTGCGTAAAATACAGATATGGGCTGATATTGAATTGGCTGGA